TTTTAAAAAGCCCTTTTGCGCGAGCTTCTTGACATAAACGCTTTAATCGTTTTCCGGGGGTTTCCATGGCAAACATTTTGTCCGATTAGTGGTTGTTATTCTATAGACAAATCGTGCTTGACAAATGCGAACATACTGTTCATAGTTGTCGGTATGACAGTCTATACTTTTCCAATAGTCGAACTGCTTGGCGGAGAACCCGAAGTTTCTCGCAAGCTATTAGAGCGTGAACGTCTTCTGGCTGAAAAAGAGAAGCGCGATCCGCGATGGACTACCCGAGATGCCTTTAGAAGATGGCATGAGCGTGGTTCTATATCTAGCGATGGAAAGAGTTCCCTTATGGCCTTAGCAGAGGACGAAGGTAAGAGTTACACCGCAGATGCTTTTAAAGCGCGCCCCCTTAACCACAGCAATGGTCAAAGTAGAGGCGCGGGATGATTTTGCTCGCACACATAGCATGTAAAAGAACCTCGGCTGGAACCGGGGTTTTTTTACGTCTGCGCGGAGTTAAATTTACATAAGAAAGTCCCTTTTTTTATTTAACGGATAAACGCGCAATAATGAATCTCGGTAATTACGTCAACAAGGAATAAAGCCAGTTACAAGATGTAGTGCATAAAAAATTAAATAATCCACATAGGCTATTAAATTGGGCGGTTCATCTAACTGGCAGGACTTCTTCTAAAACGAAGGGAATGGGGGTTCAAATCCCTCACCGCCCACTAAAACAGGGAGAACGGACGTGGTGCAACGCAGGGAGCATAAGGTCTATCACCTGGAAGGGGTAGATGGATGCAAAGAGGGATCGCCAGAGCAGGCGTTGTGGCTAAGCGTACTGGAGCATGCCATTGCCGATGCGCGCATCTATCTGGCAACCGACTGGTCGGAAAAGCTGGCAAGGAACAAGAAGAAGAAAAAAGCAGATGTACGACAGAGTTATGTGTTTGGCGCGGTAGAAACCAGGGCTGCCTATCAATGGCTAAAAACTGGTGGTGTGCATTTTCAATGGGTATGCCGGAACGCAGGATTAGACGCGAGTTATGTGCAACGTAAGCTAAGGGAGGCTGGCATTGTCTGACAGATACAACTTTAACCCCACGCCAGAAGACAAGCGCAGGCATGGCAGCATATTTGCATATTTCGCCCCAGAAGCCCGTGAGCGCTTGCATAAGCAGTTCATGAACATTCCGGGCTTTGATGCGCGTAATCGCTTTCTAACCGGCCTGGAAAAGGAACTGAAGCAGGCCAGAAAGAAGCATGAAGCTTTAACGGGGGGCTGGTGATGTATCGCATTCCCGGAAAGCGCCTGAAATACCGCAACAAGCCGCAAGAATACGATGGTATCAAGTTCGATTCTATGGCGGAGGCTGTGCGTTACCGCGATCTAAAGCTGTTGCAGCATGCAAAAGAGATTCGGGATCTGGAAGTGCATCCCAAATTTCCGTTGGTGGTGAACGGATTCAAGATTGCCACCTATGAAGCCGATTTTGGCTATACGGAGCTAACAGGTGTGCGTGTGGTGGAAGATGTCAAAAGCGCCATCACCAAAACACCAGTCTATCGCATCAAAAAGAAGCTGATGCATGCCTTATACGGGATTGATGTGAAGGAGGTGATGCGGTGAGAGCGCGAAATATAAAGCCAGGATTTTACAAGAATGACGATTTAGCCGCCTGTTCAGTATGGGCGCGACTGCTATTCCCTGGTTTATGGATGCTGGCAGATCGGGAAGGGCGGTTGGAGGATAAACCCAAGCGCATCAAAGCAGAAGTGTTCCCCTATGATGACGTGGATACGGATGCGCTTTTAGATGAACTTTCTCGCGCCAAAGTAGTAACTCGTTACAACCATGGTGAACAGCACTTCATCCAAATAAACAACTTTCACAAACATCAACGCCCACACCAGAATGAAGCTGCAAGTGAAATACCAGCAATATCAGATTCTTGTGAGAGACTTGCTACCAAGGTAGAAAGTACTTCTAACCATGGTGACAAGCACTTCGCTCTGAATCCCTCTTCTCTGAATCCTGAATCCAGTATGTGTGTTGTTAGTGCGCGCACGGATTCTGTTTTTGCTCAGACGTGTGAAAAGGTTCAGAAGGAAATCAACTCGCCGTCGCTGCTGAACCTCACCCGGATCAAAACCCTGCTGGAGCAGGGGTACGACCCTGAACTCGACATCCTGGCCACCATCCGGGAGGTGATGGCCAAGCGCAGAGAGCGCGGTGAAGGCCCGCCCAGCAGCTTCCGGTTTTTCGAGCAAGCCCTTGCCAACGCCAGAGCCACACGGCTTGCCCCGATCCCAGAAGGCAGGGCCAGGGGTGATCCAAAAAACGAATCCGATGAGGTTGCGGCGCAGCTTGAAAGGGTGCGTAAGAGCATGGAAATGCGAGGTAAATTACAATGAGTAGTTTTGAAAAAGTCAATCAGCACTGCCTGCGTCTGCTCAGGGCGCAATGGCGAATCAACGACGATTTTGTTGAGCTTGCCGTGGAGATGTTTGGCCCATACAGCCCAGATCGGATTGAAGGCGGAACCAAGGCCGCGATTGAGAAATCCGGTAAGTTCAAGCCGACCTTGGCTGATCTGAAAGAATCCATCCAGCGCTTTGGGCAGGCTGAAGAATCCTCCGTTCCACGGGGTAAAAACCGTGATCCGGTAGCGGATAAATCCAAGGGTAACGCCGCAATGCAGACAACCCTTGGCCAGATCGGCTTGCAGGAAGGATGGGCTGGCCAACTCTGGCTTGATGCAGCGCTTGGAAAGCAATACCGCACAGCGTCAGAGTATCGGGAAATACGCGCTAAAGCTGATCGGGCTGCGAAAGATCTGGATGGTTGGAAAAACAGCTTGATGAAAAGCAACCTACAAAACTTGCGGCAAGCCATGCTGGAAAAGGAAGTGGAGTTGCAGGGCCAATTCTTGCGCCCACCCAAGGTGGGGGGATTTGCATATGCTGATTAGTGGTGACACACTAGAAGAAACGGTAAGCGCATGAGGATTGCGTCATGGTGTCAGGTAGAACAACAATATTTACAAAAGAATTAGGTGATTCCATCTGCGCGTTAATAGCTGAAGGAAAAAGCCTGAGAAAGATTTGCGCTCTAGCTGAATATCCACACATTTCCACTGTGTTGGATTGGGCGGCAAAAGGTGAGAGGGGGGATAAGCGATACGCGGCTTTCACCGAGCAATACACGCGCGCGATGGAGCAACGCACAGAGTATTGGGCGGAAGAAATCATTGATATTGCCGATGATGATAGTGAAGACCGTATCTTTAATGAAGACGGCAAGCTTTGTATAAACAATGAGTTTATTCAAAGATCTCGCGTCAAGATAGATTCCCGTAAATGGCTGATGGGCAAGTTAAAGCCAAAAAAATACGGAGAAAAAACGTCAACAGAGCTTACGCATAAGGGGATGCCAGCACCCCAGGTGGTATTGAATGTTCCGCCAGAGCTAGCTAATCATCTTAAAGCAAAAGATGAAGTTTGAACTACATCCTAAGCAATCACTGGCATTTCTAACGGATGCGACAGAAGTTCTATATGGAGGCGCGGCAGGCGGCGGTAAATCCCACTTCCTGCGTATTGCCGCTATCATATGGTGCATGCAGATACCGGGCCTACAGATCTATCTATTCCGCCGCACCCACCCCGATCTGAAAGCCAACCATATTGATGGTCCTAGTGGGTTTCCCGCACTTTTGGCCGCATATATCGCTGGCGGCGCTGTAAAGCTGAATCTCTCTAGTATGGAGGTGGTGTTTGAGAATGGCAGCAAGATCCATCTGTGTCACTGCCAGCATGAACAGGATGTCATTAAATACCAGGGGGCGGAAATGCATGTCCTGATGATGGATGAGCTTACGCATTTTACAGAATATCAATATCGCTTTCTCCGTGGTCGTGTGAGGTTGGGGGGGTTGCGATTGCCTGAAATATATCAGGGCAAGTTTCCCCGCATTATTAGTGGCAGCAATCCTGGAAGTATTGGCCATCAATGGGTAAAGCGCACATTTGTAGATTATCAGCCATTCTTTGCCATTAAACGTACAGAGAGAGAAGAAGGGGGGTTGCTGCGGCAATATATTCCAGCATTACTGGATGATAATCCTACCCTAACAGAAAATGACCCAGCCTATGAAAGCCGATTGGAGGGTCTTGGTTCGCCCGATCTTGTGCGCGCAATGCGTTACGGATTATGGGATATTACTGCGGGTGCTGCATTAGAAAAGCTCTCACGTGAAAAGCATATGTTGCGGAGTTTTAAGGTTCCTGCACATTGGACTAAATTTATGGTCATTGATTGGGGTAGCTTCCGCCCATTCTCTGTAGGCTGGTATTGTGTATGCGATGATGATTTGACCTTGAAGGCTAAAGATCATTGGAAAGAAATGTTTGTGCCAAGGGGGGCATTAATCCGTTATCGCGAATGGTACGGATGGAATGGATCACCTAACCTTGGCTGCCGCATGGAAGGCCCTGATGTTGCTAGGCGCTGCATAGAGATTGAGGAAGAAGCTGGTGAAAAGATGGACTACCGCGTAGGTGATTCTGCTATGTGGGCTGAGCATGATGGGCCTAGTACTGCGGAACGTATGGGTGAAGCCACGGGTGGATTATTTAGTATGGAAAAATCCAGGAAAGACAGGATAGCTAACTATTTGGAGATGCGTGGCCGTGTGGCTGGCGAGGATTGCCCTATGCTATACGCCACAGAGAGCTGCCGCCACTTCTGGCGCACTATGCCTGATTTACAGTTGGATGATAAGCATCCAGAAAAAGGGCCTGATACTGAACAGGAAGACCACGTTTATGATGAAGTAGGCTATGCCTGCGCTTCTCGTCCGATGTTGATATTCTGTAAAATGCGTAAGCTCATCCATCATCAGGACATGCATTTCCGCCCCCTGGTATTTAATGACATCCTGTTCATGCTGGCAGTGACACAGATGGATCTTGCTGCC